TCCTGGAAATAAAGGTTTACCAAAAACTATAGAGGTAGAAAGTGAACATGAAAAAATTGTCTAGAATGGAAGTACCTAACAGAATGGAATGTCAAACATTTCCTTTAAATATAGATAATGTATTTTACAGAGTTACATTAAATTATGTTTCTACAGAAACTGGAATAAGACTTGTAGCCATATGGGTTAGAACTAAAAAATCAGAATCAACTTTAGATAGAGAAGTAAGGATTGATGGTAAAGCTGTATCATTGTTATTACAATTTGGTTGTACTTTAAAAGAGATGGTAGAAACTTTCACAAGAGATAGTGTTATCGGTTCAGTTGTTTGGTATATACAAAAAAATTTAGAAGATATATTAAATGGTAATCAACTTGAAAAGTTACCTAGCCTATCTACACAACCAGCTGGTTACACAATCAAATAATTATATATTAATTCTTTCTATCTTTTTAATACAACCTTTTGGAAAGACATTTCTATCACTAAAAGATTCAAAGTGTGCATCATAACTTGCAAATGTTTTTACTACTTTGGAGTCGTTATAAAAAATATATGCATGAGTTATCATCTCAGCAGGTTTCATCTCCATAAATTCATTATTATCAGCATGCCCCGCATCACCCAAGATATCCAACCATGTAATTTTGCAGAAATAATATCTTTTTTTGTTTATAACAATCGATCTATATTTAGACTTTTTTCTTCTAGATTTAGGCATGCCGCACTATAGCATAGTTTCATCAGTATCATATCATTTCTGGTTCTTATTTACCCTAAACATGTACAATTAGACAAATTGTAGTACTTTTTTATTAAATTGTAGTAAAAAAAATGGCGTAAAATAAGGATTGTAGAGCTCTGTAGTGACCAATTACTACAATATTGCACTGATATTATCCTTTAAAATCAACGATTTAATATTACTTTTAAAAAATTGTAGTGCTTTTTGGGGTCTCAAACTTTTTTTGAAAAAAATTTTTTTAGTTTACCCTCAAAAAAATCCCTACAATCACTACAATGATGCCTTATTTTTGACTTTATATGTCTTTAATTTTGCCTAAATTAATATCAACATCAGCTCCTTCACCGGGCCCTGATCCGAAATACTTGGCTCCTTGTCTAATTAGCGAGTATAATCCTCCACTACCATAGCCAGTCTTGCCTTGATAAGCCTCTTTCATATCTATCAATGCTGCTTTTAAATCTTCCATATTTTTGATATCTTGCTTATCATTAAAATCAAAAGTATCTTTTACAATCAACTCACCATCTTCATTAAGCATAACTTTAGCCTGACCTAATAAAGTTTTTAAATTATATCTGTCATCTAAAATGTTTCTTAGAATGTTTCTATCTATTGAATTGACTCCATAATCTTCGTAATCAATAAAACCTTTATCCATTCCTCCAATTGCTATTTCTTTTAATAATTTTTTATCGGATTCTAATAAATCTTTTTCAGTGAAAGGTTCTTTGCTACCTAATAAATCAGAAACAAACATTCTAATATTTGGTGGTATATAGTTTTTAAGACTTCCAAGTCCTGAATCTTGTTCGGCCTCTAAATTCGTGATATCTTTTATTTCGCTCATATCTCCACAATACAAAGAAAATTATAATTAATAAAGGCTGAAGTATAACAAATATTACAATATTTGCTAGATAATACCCCATTCCTGTAATTTCACCTATTACTTCTAACACATAAACACAATACCAAAATACATCATTTATCATTTTTTATCTCTTTCATTGTAAAATTGATCTACTCTTCTCAACCATTCAAACTTAGCTTGTCGGAATTCCTCACCATCAAATATAAATTCTTGGAATAAATTATCTTTGGTACATATTAAATTAACACCTTTGTCTATTTTTGTACCATAAATTTCATTGTGTGCTAGTGCATATGCAGCTAATTGTAGCTTATAATCCTCAATCCATTCACGTCTTTTTGGCTTGTTTGATTGTTTAAAGTCAACTATACTCTCGGCCTCATCATAAATTCCAACAACGTCTGTAGCGCCTGCATATAAACCTGGATAATATAACGTGACCTCCAGGCCCCAATACTCTGTCAATCGATCTCTCAGGCCATTTGTGAGGATCTGATAAGCCATTTTTTCTGCTTGTTGTCCTACTTCTGTTAAATCTACGTGTGGTTGGTCCTTGATCCATCCTTCTAGAATATGGTGCATAATAGTCCCACGACCTGCTGCTTGGTCCTTGATTCGTGTTGCCTCAGCTGTGCCTACCCTAGCCTGCCACGCGGCCAAAGATTTCTTTTTCTCTTCAGGTTGTGTCGCTGACAATATCGTAGTCACACTCGGTAACTTCTCATCTGTTCCAACATCATAGTGTCTTTTACCATCAACCAGAGCTCTAGTTGACGTCGGGTATTCATATAAGCTATTCAGTTTCATCATCTCTCCATATCTTAGGTATTTCTAAATGTTTATGTTCTTCTTCTAATTCTCTTTTTATTTCTAAACATCGATTCCACATCCATGCTTCTGAAGAACCTTTAGCATGATTACATTTACCACACACAAAAATAATATTTCCTTTTTTATAAGTTTGACTTGTATCGAATCGATCAATTGAAAAATTACTAGAATGTTTTTTTCTATAAGCTTTTCCTCCTGTCACCTTACGACTCCCATGTGCACCTACTTTTGGTTTAGATCTAATGTAAGTCCAAGGTTTAAAACATATTTTACATAATCTACCATTCGAATCAGGAAACATATCTTTCATCTTCTGTATGTGAATAAATAATTCAGCCCACATTTCCTCTTTAGTTAATTCTGGTTCCCAAATTTTTTGAGCATACTTATTCTTTTTTAAAAAAGTAAGTTGTCTTACTTCTTGACTTACAGCGCTAGGTTTAAATTTAGAACTAATTCTTGATCTAATAAAATTTCTTTCGTTAGTAGTGTACTTATGATAATAGTCTGAAGTTCTTTCAGCATTTAATATTCTCCATTCATTATCAATACCAACCTTGCAAGGTTTGCAGTAAGAATTTAAATGCCATGTATTACGTGACTTAACTAATCTAAATAAATGTGCGGGTAATACTTCTTTACATCTTAAACAGGTTTTATAATCTTCGTTATTCACTTTATTCCTTTGACCATTTTTTCTTTACCATCATCATTAACTAAAATAGTCCACGATCCTCGACTATCGATGTAATAACCATTTACTCTCCATTTAGTTTTTTTCATAATTTAAATTTCTGTAATTCATTTAATTTTTCATTTGCATCAACTGACTTACTTAAAAGTTTATCTACTTCTTCTAAGTGTTGTGGATGTTCACCAATACCTACTGAGTTATTAAGATATATTTTTATTGTTGCCTCAGCTTCAGCAATCTCTGCTTCATATCTTTTTTCTAATGCATCAATCATTGCTTTTTTTATCATTCTTTGCCTTCTCCCTTAATTTTTTTTGAAGAAATTTTTTCTGTTTTATCAACATATCAATTTCATCATTTTGTTTTTTTATAACTTTATTTAATTCTTTAACTAAAATTGTTTCTAATAATAATTGTTGAGTATTCATTGTAACCTTGCTGATTCAATTGCTTTTATCATAGTATTAATTTCATCATCTGTAATTGGAATTTCACCTTGGTTCTTACACTTCAAACAATCTCTAACATTGTCTGGTTCTTTTGCAGAACCTACATAACCATTCCCATTACAATCTGGACAAATTGCTTTACCAATCATTTTTGCTCCTTACCTTTGTACTAAGTTTACTTATACTAGATACAAATTTTTCCATAAATTTTTTTCTAGCCATTCTTCTTATGTATTCAGGATCAAACCCTGCGTTTTCACATAATAGTTTAAAGTCTTGATTTTCATAATCTTTTAGAAACTCAGTAGCTTCTTTTCTAGCTTTAGGTAAAGTGTCGTATCTTTCAGGCCCGAAGGCATCATAAAAAACTTGACCTAACACTGCTCTCCAAAGTCTAAGTTCTGAATTGTTTGGTTGTGTATTTTCAATACTTAATGCTTTTATAGCAAATCTACTGATTGATCCTGGTGATCCTATTGGCATTTCTACTCCTTTTTTTCTTTCTGATTGTTGATGATAACTTACCATTTAATGATTTTGTTTTTTCATTAACTAATAAAGTAATTGTTTGAGAACGACTAATAGTCATTTCAGGTACAATAACTTTCCTTATGGCATCTATTTTATTGTAAGTTTCTTTTGGTAAAGAAACATTTTTATATTTACTTATATCTGTCATTAGTATAACCTTTCCTTAATAACATTTTGTGTAGGATGTTATAGTAATTTATTCAAGGTGTCAATGAAATTTTTATTAACATTATTTATATGTACAGGAATAGGAAACAGTTGTTTACCAATTAATCAAGAAATGTTTAATTATCGGATGATTCATGATGATTTTAATAGTTGTATTAAAGATGGTCTAGGTCAGTCTTTTGAAGTATTCTATAACAGCCCACTACTAACAGAAAAACAAATAAACGAATCTAGAATGTACCCCAAGTTTGTTTGTGCTCCTTTTCAACCGGAGCAGAAACTTGAGACTTAATTAATTTAAACCACTGATCCTTGATCCGTGGGTCCTTAGTCTTGTTATACTGCCTAGCTAGCTCGTCTGCCTTGTCGGTTATATTTTTTAAAACTACGTTTTTCATTTTTATTCATTCTTTTTTTATGACGACCTGGTCGTTTTTTAGGTTTTGGTCTTGGTACGAAGTGAGTAAATCTTTGTTTAGCCATTCTTAAAATGATTTTTAATAAAGTTTCTATCAGCGTCAGATAGTTTCATGTATCTTATTCTTCCATTAATGTGTTGTTTAGTATCGTGTCCACAGTTAGTGCACCTATAATACTCTGTAACAATTGCAACCATAATTGCTTCTTCTTCACACTCTTCACAATGACCATGAACTGTATCTATTTTATTAAATAATTTTATTGCTTTCTCATCTATCATACCAAATCTACTGCTTTACCAATTACAGGTTTATATTTTGTTTTTCCTTCTGATTTGTATGCATGTAAAAATTGTTTTCTTGGTTGATCAGTAGTAAAGCTGCAATGTATCCATCCACTGTTTGGTTCACCAGGAGTATAGAACTCTAATATCAATTGATCATAGTCTAGGTTTTTGTTAATCCAGTCAGCTAATTCTGCATTGTCTGTACCCATTACTTCGAAGTCTGCGGCCTCAGCCTTGGCATGCTGTGAGTTAATTGAGCTGCCAATCTTTAAACACAGTTGTTCGCTACGAAATCCGCTGGTTACTTTTACTCTGCCGAAATGGTCCCGGACAGGCTGTAAAATATTCTCACATAATGCTTTTAGTTTTTCTATCTGTCCTGCATTTGGATTGTTATTGATATCCAATCTAACAGCAGTGTCAGATTTAATTAATTCTTGAAGTGTAAAGTTACGACTCAAATTCATTTTTATTTTTCTTTCTGTTATATCGTTTTTTATTCTTTATTACAAGTTGCCTAAACCTTGGTGTTCGAAGCATTTTTGCAATTTTATTTGAGGATAAGTTTTTTAATGCTTTTGCTGCCATCTATATTTGTCTCGAGTTCAGCCTCTGACTTTATACAAGAATAAACAACACCTTCTGAATATTGTCTCTCCGCCTGACGTTTACCACGTAAACATTGTGCCATGCCTTCAACTTGTATTCTATGTTCTTTAATCTCGTTGTTGACGATCATCAAAAGAGCTACTACTGTTTCAATCATTGTGCATAACTCCCATTACCATTACTATATTTCATATCTCTGTTTGCATCTTTTAATTTTTCAATATCAGATAACACCTTGTCCATTTGTTTTCTTAAAAACTCAATGTTTACTTTGTTCAACGCCATGTTTTCTATGTGTGCATTTAACTTGTCCGTAGTTTTATAAAGATCCTCAATCATCATAAATTGCTCAGAATCTGCGGGCAATGTACCTAGTTGTCCACGTGGCCATTTAATTCTAAAATCTGTATTCTCTGTTAGATCTTTCTCCATTAACTCTAATCTTGTGCTGTGTTGGTTAAGACGTTCTACTATATTAAAGTAACCCATAGTGCCGAGAGCTACGATAATTATCAATGAAGCAACCGTCTTCATTGGCATTTGGACAGCAGCTTCTTCCGATAATTTTAATGGTTTATTTACTGACATGATAGACACTCATCAGAACCAGAGTCTAATTCTGCTAATGCTTCTTCTTTACATTCTTGTTCACAAAACATATCTAATTCATCTTTTGGTTCAAATTCTTTTTCACATTGTTTACATTTTATCATTTTTTCTCGCTCGTTTTCTTCTTAAAATTTTTACTCTTTTACTCCATAACCATGTAGATATATTAATTGCAACAGTTTCCATTTTAGAAAATAATTTATCCATACCATTAGCAAATGCATCCATTGCTCCAAAAAATTTGTACATAAATTTATCTAACATTAAAATAACCACCCTTTAATTTTTTGCCAAAAAGATTTTTCAACATTTGAACCAAATACTATACCACCACAACTACATCTATCGCAAATACAATTATCACATTTATTAGTGCTAACATGATAGCCTTGTCCGACGCAATGACATCTGTGATCACACGTTGTACAAAGTTTTTTCATTTAACTGGTCCTCCAAAAAATGCTAAAAGACACATTAATATAATTAATATCGCAGTAAACCTATAATCCATCCTAACAATCTCCATGTATTATATTCCTTGAAGTCTAGGATCTTTAGAGGTAATATTTTTAGTCGCTTTTGGTCTAGCAATAGAATCCATACTTCTTTTACGAAGTTGTGTTTTAGCTGACTGTTCTTTTCTTCTATCGTCTAGTTGTTTTTTTAAATCCCATTTAAAATTCATTTATCCTCACTTTGTTTTATTTCATAAAACATTTTGTCAGAATCTTCTGTAATCCAATCAGAACCTTCGACATCCCAAACTGTATTTTGGACTTTATAGTCAGGCCAGCTGTCGTCAGTAGTATAACTATTAACGTGCCACAAAATACGATTATTAGGCTGAGCTGCAAAATTGCCGTTATTAAGAGCCAATATATGTGCACACTTATGTTCTTGAGGAATTTCACTATGCTCAGTGTTGAGTATATTAGTCTCTGGATGAGCCCAGTCAACAGTAAAAATATACTGTCCATGATAAAATTTCTTGTCTTTTCCTATAAATTTACCATCTATACCAGCCAACCAATCAAAAGTATGAACGCTAGGCCAATAGCTAAAACAATTCCACAATTGGAGCTGATCCAATCGCATATCAGGCACTTCATCTCGTTTAAATTCTTTTTGGAAAAACGCTGAAATAGGTAATCGCCAAAAGCACGCACCATTTGGTAGCATGATATTAAATAAGAGAGCGCGACCTGAAATAGAGACCAAACCAAAGATAACACAGTCTTCAGTTTCTCCATGGTGTTCTTTAAAATCATATAAATACTCCTTCCTTACTTTGCAATAAATTGGAGGGATGTTTGCGTTTAAATATGCCATAATAATTATCCATAAATATCTCCCCAACTCTCGCCTGATTCATAATCAACCTTATTTGGGACTTCTAATGTAACAGCATTTTCCATAATCTCAATAATTTTATTTGCATGCTCTTGAGATTCCACAGATAAATCTAATTCATCATGAATTTGAATGTGAGCAACAATACCTTCTTTGTATAATTCTACCATTGCTTTTTTTGTCATATCTGCTGCACTGCCTTGTATTAGTTTATTTAAAGCTTTGTATGTATATGCTCTTTTAATTCCTGGTCCGTGTTCCCTGAGTGCATCTTCATGAGGTAATGCTTTGTGCATTCCAAACATGTTTGGTTCCCAAAGATGAAATCTACACAGTCTTCCAAGTAACGTTCTAATTTGACCTCTGTTCTGAGCTCTATTAGATACAGAGTTCATTAACTGTTTAACAAAAGGCACTTCCTTATGATATTGATTAAATAAATCTTCAGCATTCTCTTTTGATACACCCAGCTCTGCTTGTAATTTATTTTTACCCATACCATAGAACAATCCTAAGTTAATTGTTTTAGCTTGTGACCTAGGTATGTCAGCCATCTCTGCTACAGTCTGGTGAAAGTCTGTGTTTGTATCATCTTTATAAGCGTCAACAACATCGTATACTGATGGTAATCTTTCTAATGCTGCGTAGTGTACAACTAGTCTTGGTTCTTGTTGACTATAATCAAAACATCCCCATGTATGATTTTTTTCAGGTAAGAATAAAGATCTTATCATTGGTCCAAGATCCTTGTTCCTTGCTGGAAGTTGTTGCAAGTTAGGATTATTATAACTAAACCTACCTGTAACAGTTCCTCCAGCATCAGAACGTATCTGATTTATCTCAGCATGAATTCTACCTTTATGTTCAAATCTCAAAATAGTATCAATAAAAGTTGTGTGAGCCTTGTTAATTTCTCTAGCTTGTGCTATTTTCTTTACTAAAGGATTACTATGTTCAGAAAGAAAATTTTTAGTAAATGATGGTGCGTCTGATTTCTCTGTTCTTGAATACTCTAAACCAAGTTTATCAAAAACTTTTGCAATACTTCTTGCAGCCCAGATTTGAGGATCAATTCCTGTTTCGTTTTTTACATCTAACAACAGCGTTTTTTCTTGCTGCTCTAATTGTTTTTTTAATGATAGAGCCCGTTCTGCATCTACTCTTACTCCTTTAAATCTCATATCAACTAGACAAGGAAATAAATCAGTTTCTAAATTAAATATAGATTCTATATCTTGATTAATAATTTCTTTTTTAAATAATTGCCATAACTCTAAAGTTAGTTCAGCATCTTTTTCTGCATAAGATCCAACATGAAGTGCAGGTAGTTTCCACATTTCAGATTTTGGATCCAGTCCTCTTTCTTTAGCAGCTTCATTTAAAGCTGTTTCATTTTTACCATGACCTAAATAATCCCATGACAATGCATTTAAAGAATATGCAAATCTGTTTTCATTTATAAGACTGGCTGCAATCATAGTATCTACTATTAAACCATTGATTTTTATACCTAATTTACGTATCCAACATACGTCATACATAGCATTATGAAATATTTTTGTAGCAGGACAAGCCATTGTATCTTTAAACCACTCTAAGGTACGTTTACGATCCATATTTTGTCCAGCGCCATGAGCAATTGGAAAATAAAACTTTCTACCTACTACAGCTACAGCAATACCAACGACTTCACCATTACCTATAACAGAACCAGATCCCATAGTTTTTAAATCAGGATCTCTTGTTTCTAAATCAACAGCTATCTCATCATATGATCTTAAATCAGGATACTCTTCTGGCTCTACCCATTCTGTTTGTGCTGTAAATATTGGTAATCTCATTTATTTTTTCTTTCCTTTTGCTTCTTCTTTTAAATGATTTATTTCCAAATCACAATAGTGTTTTATCTTTTCTAAATCTTCTATTGCTTTTCCTTTGAATAAATATCTACAAACATATTTTATTACATTCGCTTGAAAAGGATTAAGCCCGTTCTTTCTTATAAAAGTCCAGGGTTGAATAAAAAACTGTTTATAGTGAGATCCTCCAATTTGTTTGTCTTGTGGAAATGATTCATCAAATATATCTTTATTGGTCATAAGTGCTCCTTTGTTTTTGTGGTAGTAGTTGATTTAACAGGGATAAACAAATAGTTAGGGAATCGAAGGCCCTGAACCAACGTCGCTCGTTAAAGCACGAAGCTACCACTCTCCGCTGAGACATTCCTTCTATCCCAACCGGTAGAAAACTACAAAGAATAGCCATAACGCTCCTTCTTTGGTTTCAATAAGTATAAATTTTCTTTAGTACGTGTCACAGCTACGTACCAAACTCTATGCTCTTCATCAGATTTTGTAATATTGTTTTCAATTGATTCTCTTATTTTTTTAGCATTGTCTAAAACAACAATTACATTTTCACATTCACCACCTTTTGCAGCATGAATAGTTGATACTTCTATCCTTGGTTCCTGTGATAATTTTTCTTCATTAGATAACATTGTTCTAATGTATAAACAGTCTTCTTGATCCGCCTTTGTAAATACATTGTACCAAAGATCGTTTGGTTGATAATCAAAGTCTGATAATTTGTACAAAGCTTGCTTGTCTGTAAAATCTGGAGAACGAGATAAATATTCAGATAGTTCTTTTGCATCTGCTGTAGATAATGCAGCGCCTTTACATAAATGAATAAAATTTAATATAGCTTTGTATAGTCTTGTATTATAACTTTTACCAAATCTATTTTTAAAATATAAATTATTCTGTCTTAATTGTTTTGAAATTTCATCAGAACGATATGTAGTTCTAGTTAATATTAACCAATTGCCTTTAGTTAAATCAATGTGATCCATGTTGTAAATCTGTTGAACGGATCCTTCTATGCCTTTCTTAGGTTCATAATCTTTTTCTTTTCTAACTGTAATTCTTTCCAATATAACATTAGTTAGATCTTGTACTGCTGGTGGTATACGATTTGAATAGCTTAATACTTCTTCTTCTGCAGGTTCATTTAAAAATCTATTTACATCAGCTCCAGCCCATGCAAAGATAGCTTGGTCATCATCACCTGCAAGATATACATCTTTTGATTTTTCTTTTAATACATCAAACATTCTCCATTGTATGGGTGACAAATCTTGAGCTTCGTCAATAAATACTACATCAAAATCTTTACATTTTTCTTTCTCATCTACAAATTTAGTAATCATATCATTAAAATCATACAGAGTATCACCTTTAAAATGATTATAATTTAAATATATGTGACCCAAAGTTTCATAATCTACATCATCACTCCAATCGTTTGTATTAAACTCATCTTCAACAGATATATTTTTTACTCTAGCTTTATTAATTAATTTAAAATACTCACTATTAAAATTTAAATAACCAGATTCATCACCTTCATCAGTAACTCTTAAATTTAATTCTTTACCTATTTGCTCGTAATGTATTGGTTGCATAACATTTTCTTCGCTCATACCTAATGTATGAAACGCAAATGAATGTAATGTTTGAAAATATCTTAAATCTTTTTTATCTAATTCAGGATTTCTTTCTAACATTCTATCTTTAGCTTCATTAGCTGCTTTTCTAGTAAATGCAAAATATCCTATTCTATTTAAATCAACACCTTTTTTAATATAACTATCTACATAATCTAACAATGTAGTTGTCTTACCTGTACCTGGAGGACCAAATATCTTTTTAATCATTAAAAATTACTTCCCCTTGTGTTTTCAATTACTTTTTCTTTTGGTGTTTCATCATCAGATAATAACTCAGGAAACTTATCTAAAGGTATTTTGACCACATCAATTGGTGGATTAGATTTTTCTTGTCCTGGTAATTTTGGAAATCTTTTACCTACACCAAAATCTGCTTTAAATAATTGTTTCATTCTTTCTGCAGTAATACCTCTATTCTCTTTCCATTCTTTATTTTTTAAACTATTAAAAAAACTTGCGTATACAAAAAAAGAATTACCTTGTTCTATTAATACTGCTCCAGTTTTAAATGATGCATGAGTTTTTGCTTTTGGTCCATTTAGATAAGTAGATAAATACTCTTCTAATAATTCATCTGGTGTTGTGCCTTTTGGTGGAGGTGTCGTTAATTTAGGTGGAAATAAATTATCTAATATATCTTGAAACTCATTTTGTTTTATCTTTGGTGGGATCATATCAGCTGCTGCACCAATGATCGCTCTTATATTATCTAATTCAATTATTTGTTTTATATTTTTTGCTCTAACTTCTTTTGTAGTTTGTCCATCAGTTAACGTTACATTGAATGTATATTGTGGTTCTGGATAAGTTATCTTTTGTAATCCTGATAATGCTGGAAAGATTCTTTGTTTATCAGATAAGTAACCAAACTTTCTTTTACGACATTCTGCTTTCATACATACGGGTTGTATTGGATCTTCATTACAAGTATGTCCTTTAGTTTCTCTTCCCCAAGATTTTAATTTTTGTTTTGTTTTCGTTTCACTCCAATCAATCACTCCATTTGAATCAGGTTTAAAGTATTTACCTGGCGCTGCAATAACCATTTTTTCCCAATCGTCTGGATATTTCTTTTTAGCAAACACCATGTAGTTATATAAAAACCTATCTCTACCATCAGTTAATTTATCTTTGGTTAGTATTGCAAGACATGGTGGTCCATCATTAAATTCTTCTCCACCCCCATTTAATATTTTTTTAGTATGGTCTAGAGTAAACTCTTCTAGTTCATCTGCAGTATATGTATTTGAATCTATAACATCTACAAATTGATCAAATGTAAATGTTGTACCATCTAAATTAAATCCAACTCTTTCTGTTTTATTGTAGTAAGGTAAATTAATATATTGACCCATGTTCCATTTACCTTCTGAATCTTTTCCCAGTTCAGTTTGTTTAGGATATATTTCAATATTAGTTGGAAGTTTTAATGTAAACAATAATCCTTCTAAAAAATTTCTAATTGTAACTGCTCTTATTTTATCTTTAATAAATAAATATAAATGTAACCCACCACTTTTAGATTTAACTGGAACTAATGGTAAATTATTTTCTGCAATAATATCTAAATATTTTTTATATGGAAAATTTATATAACTATGTTGTTTGTCATCTATATCAATAGCACCAAATGATGCCATACCATTATCATCACATGGTTGAATACCAATTGATTGTTTACCACTTAAATGATTTAAATAATCTTGTTCTGTTATTTCTCTATGAGCCCAACCATAAACTGGTTTAGCTTTACCTGTACTTGGATCAATTGATAGCCTACTTAAATCAGCTTCACCAAATGCTCTTTGTAATCCTGTAAATGCTTGTATAAATCTTTTTTCTTTATTCATAACTGTCTCTAGTCATGTGGGCGATTTCTCGCCCACATTTAAATAATCTAAAAGTTGGATGCTTCAGTCTGAGCGGATCCATTAGATTCGCCATGCTTAACCTGAACATCGCCTTTAGATACACTTTCAGCAAAAGACTTAGCTTGTTGATACAATGCAGAATCTTGCACCGGACCAACTTTACTAACTTCCCAACCGAACCATGTACCTTTATCATTAGATTGTTGAGTAGTTCTCAACTTGTACGTATGACTAAAGAAAGCGGGAGTAAACATTCCGTTCTTTCCTTTCATCTTTATACTAGCCATCATACTATTCCACTTTCTACTAATCTTTAATTGAGTTGACTTCATAGCAATTAAAGCAGTTGAAGGTGACTTACCTAAGACCACTACAAAATGACTTGCTGTCTTTTCAATATAGTTACCATTTGGTAGTCTATCTTTATAAGACGCATCTCTTGTAGTTCTAGTCATGATGTCACTAGCCGATGAATGGATAGCAACTGGAGCGCCAGAACCTTCGCCTCTATCTTGCCATTCAATGTATTCTAACTTGTAATGACAAGGAATAACGTCGATTCCTTCTTCACCATCAAACAATTCTCCAGTAACAGAGTTGTAAATCATTCCAGGTTCTGCACCTTGAACATATTTACCATCTCTCTTATTTACTTCTGGAGACAATTGTCCGAGTATTTTTAAGAATGGTAACGCTAAATCTTCATGAGTTAGGTTTTCCACTCCTTGGTTTGCATCTGCTTCAAATATATTAACAGATAACGCACCTGCATTAACTTTTTCAGTTACTGCATTTTTGGTCTTTGGTTCTTGTTTCTTGGTTAGTGTTTCTTGTGACATATTTATTTCTCCTTTATGCACGAGTTATTTTAGTTCTGTTTCCTGCGAACACATTAAATAGATCAGAGGGCATCTCTTTCCCAGATTCAAGACGCTCTCTGACCAACGCTTTGAGTGTCATAGGTTCAACCTTTAACTTCTGGGTAGGTTGATAACCTTGACCTTCTGCAAGGGTAGCATAATCTGCTGCCTTGTTATCCTCGTTACGACCAAAGGAAACAGTAACCTCATTTTTAATAAGGTCACCCAGGCCGTGTTCACGAAGCCAGTTAAATGCTTCTTCCTTTTTTGCTGTAGGAATTGAAGCACCATAGACGGGTTTTACTTCTACTGCTGATCCGTCTGATAATTTCATTGTTTTAATATTCATTTCAGTCATCATTGTAGGAATGACTTCACCTGAAAGAGTATCGGCTTGTTGTTTTAAAGTTTTTAAAACTTCTTCTGCAACTTTTATTTTATCTTCTAAATCTCTTAACTTAACAACCTGATCTGCTAAAGATGCAGCGTCTTTGGTTTGAGTTATCGATTCAGTTTGATCTGCTTCGAAATTAATATTGCTCATAATGTTTTATCTCCTTAGTTAGAGTTAGTATTACTTTCTTTAATCTTTTTATAATTAAAAAAGATTTAATCTTTAGATAATAGTAATCAAATACTTTGTCAAGATTAAATAAAAAAATATGTAAAATTACTATGCAATAGACATAAAGAGTCTCATCATCTCTTTTAGCGAGTAAATTTTTTTCAAAAAATATTTTACTTTGTTTCTGTACTTCTTTCAAATGTAGTTCTGTTTCTATCTTTTTTTCTTTCATATGATACAGTTTATTTTGTATTCGCCATCGTTCTTTATCCATCATCTATGTTTCCTTTTTCATATAAATTTATTTCAATCGGGTAGTATGTATGTTCTTGTCTATCCCATTTCAAGAGATTATATTTACCTCCTGTTATATCTGCGGCAATAGAACACGCTACACCTATTATAGCTGGATCACCTGTTAACAACAAATAATCTTTTTCATTATAATTTTTTAAAAGTTTTCTTAACTTAAAAACTAACGGACCAGGTGACAAAATAATTTGACTAAATTCAGGCAACAACGTGACTAATGTTCCATATTTTTGTGCACCCATAATATTAAACTTTGGTTTACCTGATCTTGTTCCAGGTAATTCTTGTATAATATATACAGTAGGATCACTCATATTTATTTTTTACTTTCATCTTGACAGTAAGTAACTCTTATTATATAGAATGTCAATAGAAAGACAATAAATATCAATATGATAAAATATAAGTTTAAAACTAAGCCGTATGCGCATCAAATAACTGCGTTAGAAAAATCCTGGAATAAGGAAACTTTTGCCTATTTTATGGAAATGGGTACTGGTAAATCTAAAGTATTAATAGACAACATTTCTATGTTGTATGACAAAGGTAAAATTAATGGTGCATTAATAATCGCACCTAAAGGTGTGTATCAAAACTGGTATGATATAGAAATACCTACACATATGGCTGACCATATTGAAAAAGAAGTTGTTTTGTGGAAAGCTATGATTAACCAAAAACAACAAAATGAACTAGATAAATTATTTAAATCTGATGATAAATTTCATATTCTAATTATGAATGTAGAAGCTTTTTCTACTAAAAAAGGTTTAGATTTTGCAGCTAAATTTCTTAATTGCCACAGTACTTTAATGGCAATTGATGAGTCCACTACAATAAAAAATCCTGATGCTAAAAGAACTAAAAATATTGTAGCATTAGGTAAACATTCAAAATATAGAAGAATACTAACAGGTTCTCCTGTTACTAAATCACCATTAGATTTATATAAACAATGTGAATTTTTAGATGAATTTCTATTAGAATATAGTTCTTATTATGCATTTAGAACACGATATGCTGTTATGAGATCTGCAAATTTTGGAGGTCGTTCAGTTCAAATAGTTGTAGGTTATAGAAACCTTAGTGAGTTATCTAAAAAATTAGAACCATTTTCATATCGTTGTTTGAAAGAAGATTGTTTAGATTTACCTGATTATGTATATACAAAACGTGTTATTCAATTAAGTCCTGAGCAGAAAAAATTATATCAACAAATGAAAGTATTAGCATTAGCACAGTTAGATGATAAACAAATGACAACACAATCTGCTATGGTTCAGTTAATGAGACTGCATCAAATTACTTGTGGTCATTTCACATCTGATGATGGTACAATTAAACAAATTAAAAATGAAAGACTTGACGCATTAGTTGATATACTTTCTGAAGTAGAAAATAAAGCTGTGATTTGGGCTCATTATAGACATGACATTAATGCAATTATTAATGCTGTAGAAAAAAATTTTGGTAAAGATTCTTATGTAACTTATTATGGAGATACTTCGAATGAAGATAGACAAGATGCTATTAAACAAATTCAAAATCCAAATAGTAAAGTAAGATTTATTATTGGTACTCCACAAACTGGCGGTTATGGTATTACTCTTACTGGAGCCAATACAATGATCTACTATGCTAATGGTTATGATTATGAAAAAAGAATACAATCAGAAGCTAGAATAAATCGTGCAGGTCAAACTAGAAAAATGACTTACATAGATATTATTGCAGAAGATACTGTTGATGAAAAAATTGTAAAAGCATTAAGAAGTAAAATGAATATTGCAACTAAAATTACTGGAGATGAATTAAAAGAATGGATTTAATTATATTTTCAGAAGGAATGTATGCTTTGGTTCCTGTAACAAGAGAAATGTTAGAAGGTATATCTATACCCAAGGGTGTAGATTGTTTTGACTTGTGTGAAATTATTAGAGAAAATTTAACTACTTATATTAGTTCTGAAAATAAATATCTTATAAATGGTAAGGATTTATTTTATGGATGTTGGTGTGGGGCCGAAGCCCCACAGTAATTATTTAATATTTATCTTTGTACCTTCAGCTTTTTTAGGCTCTTTAAAACCTAATTTTACTGTCAATATTCCATCTTTCATTTCAGCTTCATCAACAATTACATCATTTCTTATTGAGAATTGTTTATAAAACTTTCTAAAAGATAATCCTTTAGTGATATATTCTTTTTCAGAATCATCTACTTGACCAGATATAATTAAGATTCCATCTTTAACTTCAACAGAGACATCTTTTTTACTATATCCAGCAAGTCCTAACTCTACACCATATTTACCTTTGCCGTATTTTACGACATTGTAAAAAGGAAAAGAATGTATTTTTGATAGATTATTGAAGACACTATCAAAAGCGTCATCAAAAAAGTTATTCATTAAACCGAGTGCTGTCATATTATCCTCCTTGGTTAAGCAAGTTTAATAGGTCCTTGGTTAAGCAACCTAATAATAATATATGTATGATTTTGTTTATTGCAAGAATAAATTAAACAAGCCTGTTAAACTTAGTATAGTTGTAAAAGCTCCACCAATTATCCAATATAATAAATTATCTGTTTTAGCTTCAATTTTATCTACTTTCCGATCTACTTTATCGATATCCTCATGCATGTGTTTAAGATGATTGTCACGAATGATTGAGATGTCTTTCTGTAATCCTGTTACATGACCATATAGATCCTGTATTGTTCCATCTAATGTTTGTGGTTTACGTTTTGGCATTATGGTACAAATGGTGGAATATAATCTTTTGTTGGAATCATATCATCATAAGACGCTAACTCCTCAATTGTATATGTTTCGTTAGGTTTAATCTCTTTTTTAGATGTGCTAGGAAATTCATCTTCTAAAACAGTGCCACCAAATTTTATATTTGGATTTTCAATATATCCTTCTTTCTCAAATTTATCTAATGTGCTTTCAAATCCGTCGTTTGCATCTGCATTTGTTTTATTAAGTATTCTATCATCAATTAAATTTTTTATTTCAGATGTGTCGAATAAATAATTAAAATCTTTTTCATTTCCAGGTCCTTCAGGTATTAAACTATTTTGATCAACTGCTGTAAGCAAACCTGTTTTATCAGATTCTTTTGATGAAAATTGCTCTGCTAAGTTTGCTAAAATTCCTAACACACCGAATCTAGGAATGGCTCGTCTCATTTCTGTAAAATTTTTTTTATCAGTATAGTATCCTGCACCGATAGGGCCTTCCATATCTAAACTATAATTACTCATAGGATCTCCAAAAGCTGATAATCCTTTTATTCCTCTATAACCAGGTGCACCTCTACTGAATAAGTTTCCAAGGAAACTTGGTGTACCATAAGATTTGTAAGCAGACCCAACATATGTTGGCTTATAAGTTCCATCATCTTGTAAGACATTCATATACTCAGGGAGATTAGAATATTGTTTTGTTATAGGACCTACAGCACCAGTTTGACCAGTGACTAATTTTCCAGTTAATATATCTTGAACCTGTTGTTTCTGTTTTTGAATCGTGTCTTTATCTGAACCTACTGGTCCCGAACCTTTATTAGGATCATTTGGCCCACCAGGACTAGCATCATAACCACCAAGATCACCTTGTAGTGACATAATACCACCAGGACCTTTATTAGGTTTACCTTTTAATGATCCATATATATTAGCATCTAATAAAATTTTTTGTTCTCTTGGAGTAATATAAGCCAGCTCTGCTACAACATGATCAGGATCAGATAACCATTTTTTAGGAACTGTTACAGTTTCCTGTTTACCAAGATAGTTTGGTCCACCGCCTTGATTAACTGGTTTAATTTTTTTCTTTTCTTTTTCAGTTAACCTTTGATCTTCGTAAGTAATTTTTTTATCTATACTCATAGTTATCCTCTAGGGAATAAAAAGTTTTGTTTTTCTTGAGAATTTAATTGTGTTGTTAAATTAAATCTTTGTCCCAAGTTTTGTACTGAAGACAATATACCAGTATTTACCGGATTACCAGTAATTTGTGAAGGTAATTCTACTGGTGCTTGATTCGGGGAAACTGTGTCAGGACCCACCATATCTATAGCTCTCTCAACATTCGGACTTAATACGGCATCTATATACTCTTCTAATTCACCTAAAGGTCTATTTAAATTGAAAAGTGAAATTCTATCTCGTAAATCTTCAAAAATATCTGCAACAATTTCATTTTGTCTTTCAATTCTAGAAGCTGCAAAAGGATCTTCAATTCTTAATCTTTCAGCTAAAGCTTTAAAAGCGTTTTTACTAAAAGTTGGAGCTTTAAACTCACCATTAAGAAGGGAGTTAACCTCACTTTTAGTCATTCTTCTACCTTTAAATAAATCCTCTAATTTATATGTAGATATCCCAAGATTTCTAGCATCCTGAATAGTATTATACATAGCCTTTTGATTTGTAAAATTATCTAAAACATACTCTCTAAACGCCCCTATTTTTTGTTCAGGAGTTGTATTTGCGCTGTAAGCTCTTGCACCAAACTCAGAGCTGATTTCTCTTTTATCTCTGTTAAATGAAGTGATAATAAAAGGCATACTAGCTAAAGGTTTTGCTTCTTCAATACGAACCCCAGATAATAACGCTGCTAATTCAGTTTTTGTATTTCTAGCAGTACCATAATCAGTAAATGTTCCTGTTGCTCCTTCCCAAATTCTTTGAGCAGATGTGAATGCTCCAGGAGTTAAACCTCCTATAACGTGATCTATACTTTTTGCAATAACTGTAGAAGGACTATCTTGATTAGGATAATAAATTCTTTTTCCACTTTGAGTCACACCATTTCTAAATGTTACATCGACTGCTCTTTCAGTACCAATAGACTCAGTGACAAATGGGGTAATAAATTCTGTGATCGCTCCTTTTCTTCCACTATCACCTGTAATACCTCCAAACAATGCATTCGTGACAATAGTGCTTACAGAAGATTTATTTAATCTACCATCAGAATACGCACCTAAGATAGCGTTCACAGGCGTTACTAAAGAATCATATGGATTTGAATATGAAAAGTTAAAGTATTTAAATTTACCATCTCTATCTGGTGCAGTTAATGGAATTAGTGTAGAGTTTTTTTGGAAACTTGGAGCAAAAGACCTTTGGAAAGAATCCATAGTTTCATCATCTACACCTGTAAATTGTTGTGCTGTTTTTTGTACAACAGTTCCTATACCACCTAACACTGTAGACACACCCATTAGTCTTCTTGCACCCATTTGTCTAATTAATGGATTAGTACTAGTAAGTTCTCTAGCACCAATTGATACAATATTTGATGTTGTTCTTAAAATTTCAGCTGGAAATGCAATGAAGTTACCAAAAGGTAAGTTTCTAATTTCTTTAATAATTTGTGGCACCTTACTATAAGTAGGAACTGTATTAGTTGTTAGCCATGCAGACATTTCTTCTAAAGCTTCTTCTGGTGTTTTCTTTGCACCGGTTAAAACATTTGTTTCTACAAAGTCTTCTCCTGCAACTGTTTTGTACCAATCTTTAACATCATTCATAAATTTGTCTTTTAACTTAGCTGTTCTTTTTCCAGCAGTGGTGCTTGTTTCTTTAGCCATTTCTCTAAATAATTTAGGATCAATGCCGAATGCCTGTTTTAAAGCACCTTGATAAAAATTATCAGTATATACTTTCCAAATGTTATCTGAACCTTGATAAATATCAGTAAGCTTTCTCATAACTTTAGACTCCATTGCTCCATTAAAAGATAATTTACCTCCTTGAGCTTTATCTAAAAGTTTTTTCATCTCTTGAACTTGAATGTTTTGATCTATTACACCTCGAGATATTAATTCTTCTATCCTAGCTAATTTATCTGCATCTGTTTTAGCTCCTTGAAAAATATCATCTGCTACAATCTTGAAAGCATCTTTAAATTTTATAGGGCCACCTATTAAACCACTAGCTAATGGAAAAAATGATGCAGTTGTAAAGTTTCTTATCTGTGTCATTGGAGATAAAATAGTTTTAGATATCTGTGCTCCAGCTTTTAATTGCATTATCCCTTTATAAAAAGGAAGTCTATAAAGTCCTCCTGTAAACTCTTCTGCACCAACGATTGCCTTAGCAATTTCTTTATTTGTAAAATACTTTGCTTTATCTCCTTCTCTTGCAAATATCTCACTAGTTGACAGAATATCATCAAAAGAAGAATCAGGTTTAGTAATTCCTTGTATTGATGTTGCACCTGTATCTATTCCTCTAGCTAAAGCACCTGCTTCTGTAAAAATCCAACCTTTCTTTAGTCCATCTTCTAACATAAAATCAAAAACTCTTTTTCCATATATTTGTTCAGATTGATTGATAATAGTATCTAATGCAGCGTTTTTAAAATCACTAGTTACCACTTCCGTTGTTTTTCCATTTACTTTTACGTAAGCGTCTTTTTCTTTAGAAAACAAATCTCTAATTCTAGAGTCAAAAGTTTCTCCTTCTTTTAAACTAACTCCTGTTCGTTTAGCGATTTCTTTAAATATAGTTTGTGGTTTTGCATTTGATTTAACTGCTAAACTTTTTATAGATAGCATTTGAGTTTTTGCAAACTTATCTAATGCATCTTTATACGCCTTAGAACTTTTATTTTTAGTACCAGCCATTCTTGCAACTTCATCTGCAAACTCTGGATTTCCAGCCATTTTTAATTTTTTATTTCCGATAATTAAGTCTTTAAAAAATTCAACAGCTTTTGCTTCTCTAGTTGGATCAAATTTAAATTTTGAATTTTTAAATGCACCTAATCTTTGATTAGTAAAAGTTGCAAAATCTAAAACAGCAGCATCTTTAACATCTACAGTGCCTACAAAGTCTTTATATCTTTGAGTGCTATCATCAATAATCTTTTTTAATAACTTAACTTCTGTATGTAATCGTTTGTCAATTGATTTTAGTAAATCATTATAATTTTTTGTGCCTTTGGTAGCTTTTAAAAAATTACTAATTTTGGTGTTTTCATAGTTAATATAAGGTAGAGATTCTCCTTTATCAAAAAGTTTTATTTTATAGTCTTTAATAAGATCTTCTTGTTTTTGTAATATATTATTACTTAATCTTTCTACAATTCCTTTTTCAGCAGAAATTTTATTTAATGCTTGTGTTTGCACATTTTTAACACTACCTGATAAAGGACCTGCTGTAGTAAACTGATCTTGTATTCTAAGAATACCTTTTAAAACTGTATTTTTAAATCCGTTTTCTGCTGGTGCAAATCTAAACTCTTCTAAACTAGGAACACCATCTATTTTTTCTTTAATTTTTCTCGGTATAAAATCTCCTCTTGCAACTTTTGCACCAAATTCAGAACCAAATGCTTTTGATAATGGATTAACTACTGCTCTATCAACAACTCTTAGAGCATTTCCTCCTACAAAACCAACTGCTTTTGCTGTAGGCATTAAACCATATTTAACACCTAATGATCCTGCAACAGGTAGTAGTGGTATACCACCACCAATAATAGTCCCCTCTGCACCAAACTTTAATTTTGATTTTAAAGTTTCTGCTGCTCGTTCTCTTCCTTCTAATCCTTCTAATTCAGTTTGATCAAATATACCTAAATCTTCTGATAATGTTGAAATAGATCCAGGTGTTGATACTGCTAAATCTGTAAGACCCCCTATTCCTCCAAAGTAAGCGCTTCGTTTAGCGATCTCCATTCCTTTTGAACCAAAGGTTGGTAAAGAGTCTAGCTTTTTCATTGTGCTTAGACCTTTAAGTTTGGCCATACCATTGGCAACTCTTACTGCTCCATATCCAGGAATACCAAATTGAACTAAAATAGAAGTGATATCTCCAACCGAAGTTGTTGTTTCAGGTGTAATTTTATCAAATACTTTTTCAATTGTATCTAACGCATTAGTATCAAAAAGAAAATCAATTGGCATTGCACCAAGTTGAAGTAAACCTTCAGCAGCTTGGCCTATACCTTTTACACCACCTCTTGCAAAATCAATAAAATATTCACCTAAAGGAACATCACCTCCTCTAGCTTGTTTTATTGAATCGTCTTCTAAAATTTTGTCTAGTGAAAATTCATTGTCTAGAAAACTAGCCATGAAACCTCCTATGCTCTAGTAGGAGGTATTACTAAATTAACTCCATACTTAACGTTAAAAGCATTAACATCATCTTGAGTTTGAATATATGCAAACTCTTGTAAAGCTTCTGTATTATTTGCTATTAAATTCACTACATCATCTGTAATTTCTGGAGGTAATCTATCTCTTAATTCATTATATCCTAATTGTTGTACTGGTTCTGTTGTTGTTTGACTTCCACTTCCAAAAGAAATTTTTGATGTAACTATATCATCCTCTTCTTCAGCTTCTCCTCCGATTGCTTTCATAACTCTACCACCATCTTTTAAACCAACGGCTTTTCTAAGACCTGGAAAGACAGTTTCAAATTCTGGATAAGAATCGAAAACTCTTATTGTATTCAATTGTCTTTCAATATCCGCTTGAATTCTTTTTTTGTCTTGTTCTTTTGTTGCAGTTTTTAATTCATCTCTAAAGTTTGCAATTCTTTGAACTGCTTCTTTTATTGTTGCGCTACTCTCATTAAGTTGTGCTATTCTAGCTAGTGACGGAGGACTGCTAAATTTTAAAAGATCGTCTGTAATTTCTTGTACAGTTCTTGTTTCACCTTTATTTTTAGATATGGCCTCTGCTTGAGCTTTAATATTTTTTAAGGTATTTGTGTCATCTGATTTACCTGCAGCTTTAATCTCTTGTTGCTCTTTTTCTTTAGCAGCTTTGTATGCAGCAAGAGTAATTGCTTTATCTTCTGTACTTTTTCTTCTAGCAATCGGTAATGCAAGCTCTGTAGCTTTTTTAACTTTATCTGAAATAGTTCCTGTTTCTCCTAAAGCTCCAGCAATAACTAAAGCCATTTCACCTTTAGAAAGGTTTTCATCTTTTAATAAATCTTTTAAAAGATTAGTTTCTTTTCTTATCTCAGTTTCAATATCAGAAACCTCATATGCAGGTTTATCTTTTGTAGAGTTTTTATTTACTTTGGTTTCTTTATTATTTTTGTTTGCATTCTCTGCATTTGCAATAATTTTTTGCATTTCAGCATTATTAATTGCACTTTGAAGTGCTGCATCATTAGCTGCTTCACTTCCTAAGTCACCGGTGTCAGTATTAAATTTTCTTATATTACCTTTTGTACCAACTCCAAAATTTAAAGATTCAAAACCTGTCTTATCACTAAAGAAATTTTTAAAAGGTGATTCGAAGTTAGGATCCGTGTAACGTGGTCCTAATATAAATCTGTCTATGATAGGTCTATCAGCAGTTGCTTTTTCTTTTCTCTCTTTTTCTTTTCTAGCTAAGTATTCTAGATATCCTGTATTGTCTCCTTGACTTACTCCAAAATTAGGAAAACCCATAGCGGCTTTTACTCTTTCAACTCTTTTAGGTTCTACATGAGACATGATCCCTGTGCCAGTAGTCGAGCCACCTCGTTTAAACATCGGTCTTTTAAAAACGTTATATGCCATATCTATTTTCCAAATAAACTTCCTAAACCGTAAATACCTGCTGCAGTAGACAGCGCTTGACTTAATGGACCTACACTTCCTGCTCCACCTGCTCCTACTGT